TTTAAAATTGCTGAAAAAACTTTAAAGCGCTGAAAAAACTTTAAAGCGCTGAAAAAACTTTAAAGCGCTGAAAAAACAGAAGCTTTGAAAATTTTATCTTTTTCCTCTTTTCGTACTTTTTCATAGCATTCTTTCATAAATTTTTCATGGTGTTTTTTACAATTGGTTTGTTTTTCATACGAAGGTAATCGTCTATTCATCATGGTGCAAATAGCCCACTTGTTCAATAAAAATTCACATTTATTTATCATAATTATACAAATAATAGTTATATTTTTAAATTAATTATATAAATATATATTTGCCGGTAGATTGCAATAAAAGTTCTGTTCGAAAATCGCGTAAAAAGTACCAAGGAAAATAATAATAATTAAATAATATATAATGGCCTGTTACGAACAACTTAAGGAAAAAATAGGAGATATGGAAATAACTCCACAAACTATTATAAAAGTTTTGCAGTTTGCAATGGAAGTGGTTGAAGCTTCGTCTACAAAAGGTGAAGAACAAAAAAAACTTGTGGAGGAATTAGTAAAACAAGTTGTAAAAGATGCACCGATTTCCGATTTTAAAGAAAAACTAATGTTGGATATGATAGAAGAAGGTATACTTGGTGATATGGCGAGTTTAATTGTGTCTGCTAGCAAAGGAGAATTAAATATTAATGCTGCGGCAGCAACAGCTGGCGTTTGTTTAAAATCCTGTTTTAGCTCTGCATTAAGATAATGATTTGATGAATTCTATATCTTTCATTATTAGTGCTTCTTCAACATTGTCCATGTAAGCAAGGTTGCATGTTTGGAACCATTTTTTTGTTGGTAATCTATCGCGTTTGCATAAAGTTATGTAAATAATTTTTTTTTTCAATTCGCTAGCAATATCTTTTTGTAAAATTTCGCAAAATTCTTCAAGTTTTACTTCATACTTTGAATATGAAGTGAAACTGTGTAAAATAATAAATGGAACGGGTTCATTTTGTTTAATATGAGAGTTAATGGTTTTTGCAAACCCTGTTAATGCTCTTTCCAAAAAGCAACTATCAAGGTAATGCGCTTTATCTTCTTCGAAGGCAATTGTTTTCCCTTCCTTTTTTATATTCCAATCTACGTCCCAGAGTGCTAGTCCTCTTTCTTTTGAAACGGAAAATCCGAAATATTCCCAAATCCGCTTTCGATGTTCTTCAAATTCTTTACCAATAACATCCTTTAATGCTTTTTTTTTCTTTTTCTCTGTGATATTATTGCATGCAAGTAAGAGGCTTTTTTTATAATAAATAAGTTCTGCCATTTTTTTCTTATTGTTTTTTACTTATTGTTTTTATCAATTTAAATTTATTGTGCATAAAATTGTGTCCATTCGCGAGCAGTTAAATCATATTGCAACCTATTTTTAGTATACATTTTAGCTATATCTGGAACCAATGGGTCGTCAGGATTGGGGTCATCGAGTAAAGAACAAATTGAGATTAATACTTTTGCTATAGTCAATGCCGGGGACCAATTATCTTTCAAGATGTCAAGGCATATACCACCAGAAGCGTTGATATTTGGATGATAAATTCTTGTTAAAAACCGTACTTTGGGTGGTTTAAATGGATAATTTTGTGGGAATTTAATAGACAAAGAAAAAATACCACCTTCGTATACTGAATCGCTTGGACCAATAATTGTAGCACTCCAGTTGTACATATCGTTTCCTTCTGGGGCTGCAGAGCAGTTTGATGGTGGGTCATTCGTAAATGATTCTAATTCTTTTTGGATTCTGATGTTTGCTGACATGTTATATAAAATATATAAATTCTTTTATATATTTTATTTAAACTAATTTATTAAACTTATTAAAACAAAATATTAAACGTTGTTAAGTAAAATTATATAATGAAAGAACCATTTTTTACACAACAAATATTAACTTATATGGGAAATAAAAGGAAGTTTATAGAACCTTTGGAAAATATTTTATTGGAAATAGAACAAAAATTAAAAAAACCAAAAGGCGAATTATTAATAGGGGAAGGTTTCAGTGGTAGCGGTGTCCTTTCGAGATTATTTAAAATGCATGGGAGTCATTTATTTACAAACGATATAGCAGGCTATTCAAAAACTTTAAATAGATGTTATTTAGCAAATATATCATCAGGTGATGAAAAAAAAATAAATAATATAATAGATGCTGCAAACAATTTTGTAGATGATGATAATGAAAAATATGAAAAATTTATATCACTTTATTGGTCAGACTTCGGAGAGAAAAATACAAAATCAACTCGTTCTTACTTTACACAAGAAAACGCTCAAAGAATAGATAAATATATGCATTTTATTAAGAACAAAATACATAAATCAATACAACATTTTCTTTTGGCACCTTTATTGGTAGAATGTTCGATGCATAATAATACAAATGGGCAATTTTCGGCATTTTACAAGGACGAATCTGGTTTCGGCAAACTTGGTGGTAAAAAAGAAATAGACTTGAAAAGAATAACAAAAACTATAAGAATACCGTATCCAATTTTAAAAAGGACACCTTGTCGCAATGTTATCTCACAAAAAGACACAAATGAGTGGGTCAAAACAATACCACCTATCGACGTAATGTATTACGATCCACCGTACAATAAACATCCGTATTGCATTTATTATTTTTTGATTGATATAATAAATAATTGGGATACGACAATCGATGTGCCTGATACTAATAGGGGACAGCCGAAAAATTGGTTAAAATCTGCCTATAATAGCTTCAAAAATGCTGAAAAAACATTTGAAGATTTAATTAAAAATACAAATGCGAAGTGTATAATTCTCTCGTATAATAATGGAGGAATCATTCCTATTCCTACTATCGATAAAATATTAAAAAAATATGGAAACGTTGAGAAGAAATCAATAGATTATAAGATTTATAATAAATTAAAGGGCATCGCTGCTTATAAACGAAAGGGTGAAAATGTTAAAGTAAAAGAATATTTATGGGTACTCTATAAAAATTTATAAGTCTATTATAAGTCTATTCTAGGTCTATTAAAATTGTAGTACTTAATTTCATATGATTTGTTAATTTCTTTTCTAAAGAAACACGTCTATAACCTCTCCTAGGTAAACCATATCGAACTAGTAACTCTTTAAGGTCTGCGTATGAATATTTGTTAACGATAATATCAGCATATTTGTCTAGCTGTGCTACCCTTGTAATTTCTGTAATATTTCTATATTTTCTGGTTTTTAATCTTGTGAAAATTTGTTTATTATTTCTTATTCCACTTGCGAATGGGTTGAGAATTGGTGGCCACGGGTATCTTATGGCTGTCACCGTCGGTATATTCGTTGGTCTATCCGTTGGTATATTTGTCGGTCCACTGGATGAAGAAATAACCTGGTTAACAGGTATTCGTGGAGGCATTAACGCTTCTCTACAAAGGGGGCATTTATGTCCCGAGGTGTAATTATGTAAGTAATTTTTTAAAATACATGAAAAATGGAATACATGGTTGCAATTTGTCACAACCCGGTTATTATTAGTTACATTTTGAATACAAATGGTACAATTCATATAAATTGAATATAATTTAAATGAATGAATTATATCTAAATCATAACAAAAAATGTTAATATTAACTAGATTTCTATATTGTTTGGACGAAGTCAAAATAAATCTATTATTATCTTTATTAAAAAAAAATGAATTCCGCGAAGTAATCTTTTGGGCTTCAGAAATATATTACAGCGGATTTAAAAAGGAATTATGGGATTATACATGGAAAATATATTACGATTTTTATGCGTTATCAAACAAAAAAATAGCCAAACAATTTGATGAATATCAAAATGAAAATAATTTTAGATACATTTTAAAGTTATTGTTTACACTTTTCCATAGTAAATTTTCATTCGATGTGTTTATAGTCAACAATTTATATAAGGCTAGTAAATTATCAAAAAAAACGATTGAAAAAACAAAAATATCCAATATAATGAAAATGTTGGATTTTTATTCCAAAAAAAAACAAATAAAAAAATTTACAATAAAATTAAAACACGCTTTACAAATAAATAAAGATGAAACAATCAAATTTATATTCGATTCATTTGGCACCCACGAAATAAATGTTCGAACATGTCTATTTCAACAATTGTTTTTAATATCTCAAGGAAAAGGTGAAAAAAGCGGAGAAAGTGAAGCATGTGGAGAAAGTAAAGCAAGCGTAGAAAGTAAAGCAATCGTAGAAAGTAAAGCAATCGTAGAAAGTAAATGTGGAAAAAGAAAAAGAATTATAAAAATATCAAAGGTTCAAATGCTGTACGCATTAAAATTAAATAATTTTAATTATGAGACACCATTTAATATTTTAAAAAAGATGAGACATTTTTCGATATCAGAATATACAAATGGTTTTAACCTTGAGAGAGAAAAAGTAAATTTAAAAGAACTTTTTCAAAAAAAGTGGGAATACCATGCAAATTTCTCCCCGAGTTGGAATGAAAAGTTTAAATTACACAAAGGAAAATCAAATAAAAAAAAAGAAATGGTCTTCAAAAACTATGATAGTTATGATGAATTTTATGAGAAATATAATTTAGAACCAGGTGAACAGGATTTGGAAACACAAGAAAAAAGTATAAAAACATTGAAAAAGTATGATACACCTGAAATTATTTCATTATTATTCGGTGATAATGAAATAACATTGGGATTGGACAATAAAATTGATTTTGAAAAGGTAAAATATTAAAAATATAAAATATAAAAATGGTAAAAAATAAATCTGGAGGTAGCGGTCACAAAAAAATGGCAAGAAAAAATGTGAAAGATTACGGTCATATGATTAAAACTCGTTTTCCTTCAAATGAAGATGAATTAATATCAAAAGTTACCAAAATAAATGGACAGGGTACATGCGAAGTGTTATGTAATGACATGGTCGTTAGACTTTGTTACATACGGAAAAAATTTTCTGGTAGAAATAAAAGAGATAATTTTATTGCTATTGACAATATGGTTCTTGTTGGTAAACGGGAATGGGCTACAACAAATAAAAAAAAACTACAAAAAGTAGATTTATTATATGTATATAATAGTTCCCAATTAGAACAAATTAAAAAATCAAAAGGATTTTGTGTTGATATTTTACCAGAAAGTGAAAAGCCATTGGATAATGTGTTCGATATTACAGAAGAAGAAGACGAATATGAAACGAAAACAACAATAAAAACAACAAAAAACGTAACAAAAAACGTAACAAAAACAGACTTTGATTTTGATGATATTTAAACCCAAATTTAAATGCCGTATTTTAAGGAAAGTGCAATGCATTTTCTAATGGCAATAGCACAATTCTCTTCATCTTCATTTCTTAAATGTAAATTTGTTACTTTTGTCGTTACGTTATCTTTCTTTCTGCAATTACCACATTTAAAATTTTTGTCCAACCCTTTATAAGAATTTCTATATTTTGATTTAGAACAAATTTTACATATTACATACTTTTTTTCTTCACCATTTTTGTACAAGAATGGTGAACATTGTGAAGGTATTGCCCTGGTTCTACATATTGGACAATTTCTATTTTTCATAATCCATTTTTTTATCAGCTCTGGTGTAAATATATGTTTACATGGCAAACATATGATTTCATCACCGTCTGTAAAATCAGTCATAGTTATTGGACACGACGTTATATTATATTCATTATCGATATAATCCATTAATAAGGAATTTTATAAGGATATAAGAATTTTTCGTATAAGAATTTTTCGTATAAGAATTTTTGTATGCTATTTTGTCTATTATGTTTCACAACCATTCAATTTAAATTTATAATTTCATCATTTGTAATCATTTCTTTAATTCTTAATTTCTTTGTTTGTTTGTTTTTTTTTATATGATTTTTCATGGTTTTATTTTTAGATTTTTCTATAAAAAAAAGGTAAATTGAATTAAGCCTTTCGAATATTGGGATTGTTTTTGACCAATAAATATCTTTAATTGATTGTATACTTTCAAAAAATTCATCATTATTTTGATTATACGAATTTATATTTTCAATGTCAATATTAAAATTATATTTACCGATAGAAAAAAGTTTAAATTCTTTATGTTGATTGATAATCTTAAAAATTCTTTTTTTTGATAATAAATTGTCATTAATTTTAATTTTTTTTTTTTTTACTTTTATTATATTTTTACAACAATCAATGAAAATAACATTTAAAGTTATAAAAGTTATATCTTTTTTATAAAATTTTTCTAGTTCTAGTTCTTTTTCACATAATTTTGAAATCCACCCATCATCTTCAAATATTTCTATTTCAAAATCATCCATTGATATATTATGTTAAATTAGATATAGGAATTAAACTCAAAATGAAATAATTTCTTCATCCTTTATTACTTCTACTTCTTCATCGCTTTCATAACAACTATTTAAAATAAAAGCCTTTTGACTTTCATTCATTTTTTCTTGCTGATCGAAAAATTCATTTTTTTTATTTTTATTTATTTTTTTAGTTTTAATTGTTTTAACTTTTTCAGTTTTTATAATAGCTCCAAAAGAGGTAGACTTTTGTACAGCTCCCCTGTTTTGCTCCATTTTAGCATCAAACTCGCCTTTGGAAAACCTTGATTTATGAATTTTACCTTTATAATTTTTTCCAAATCTATTATTTTTAGTCCCACTAAATTGACTATCTTCGCCTTTTCTACCAAACCTATCACTCCGGTCGCTAAAGCGGTCACCAAATCGGTCACCAGAACGTTCTCTACCAAAGCTATCTTCATTACCAAAACGACTATCTTCGCTTGCAAAACGGTCGCTGCTAAAACGACCGCTTCTGCTTTCACTAGAACGGTTGCCCTTATCTTCGCTAAAACGGTCACTTGTAAAACGGTCACTGGCAAAGCGGTCACTGGCAAAGCGGTCACTTCGAATATTTCCACTTTGAACATTTCCACCAAAACCCCTTCGAACATTTTCACATCTTCGAACATTCCCACCAAAACTATCACTTCCCTCATTGCTTGAGCTATTCACTTTTTCCCATCTGTTATTTTCTTTAGGTTTGTATTTTTTTTCAAAACTTGGATTCGCGTTTTTATCTTTAAACATTTTTATATAAATATTTTTATTACTTTAAATTAAAATTAAATTTCAATTTAATATATATAATATATAAAATGGTCAACGTTTGGATGAAACAATTGAAAAATAAAATTCCAAAAAATGCTACTTTAAACGCAATTTTAATTGCAGCAAAAAAAATTTATAAAAAACCCACGCGGACAAAAAGAGCAAAAGGTGCAAAAAGAGCAAAAGGTGCAAAAAGAGCAAAAGGTGCAAAAAGAGCAAAAGGTGCAAAAAGAGCAAAAGGTGCAAAAAGAGCAAAAGGTGCAAAAAGAACAAAAAGAGCAAAAGGCTCAAAAAGAGTGAAAAGTGTGCAGAAAGATACAAAGAAAGCGAAGTATAATTCCAAGCGTAAAACAAAAAAACTTTAAAATTTCCTTTTCCAAGTACTTTTATCATTTTTTAAAGTTTTCATAATGTTTAATTTATTATTTTTCATATTTTTAAAAAACTTATTATAAATTTCAGGTGATAGTAATTTTTTCACATTTTTAAATTTTTCTTTTGTAACCGCTATAGAGTTTCGTTCGGTGGGTATTGGTGATATATTATCATTAAATATTTTTACAAGTTCTTGAAAAAAAACATTATTAGAATAGCCAGACATGTTAATAACATTTAACAATCTGTAAAACATAATATTTAACGAATATGAATTCCACGTTTCCCAATAAGAATTAATAATATAGCTCACAACACTATCAATATTTTTATTATTATAAAAATTTAAAATTTTTATAGTTTTTTTTTTATATTTTTGAATTAAAACATCGGGAACTATATATTTTAAATTAATGAAAACACGATGCTCATCCAAATATTCAGTAGCAAATGAATTTATTTCTTCACTCGTCATTTTTTTCCGGTTATTGATAACAAACCCCAAATAATGTACTTCTACAGGCCACAAAGTCCAGTCGGGTGCCCAGTCAATATAAAAACATCTTTTCAAATGTATTATATTTTCAAGATCAAACGATAACCCAAAATCTAAAATAATTGTTCTGTTCTTTTTTTTATCGTATATTATATTATTAAATTTTATATCATGATGAATAATTTTTTTATCATTTAATAATTGCACACAATCCAATAATTGTTCATACATTGTTAAAAAGTATATAAAATAATCTTTTTGGTTACCATTTTTTGTTAAAGTTTCAACCACGTCGTGTCCATCAATAAATCGTATATTTGCTATTTTTTTTACATATTTATCATTATTTTTATATAATAATTTACAGCCTTTTTTGTCTTCTTTGGAAATTTTTGATAAGTTTGTATCGCAAATTTCTTCAATAGGTGCGAAGAAATGTTGATAATTGGGTATAGATTTTATTTTTTCTGATAATTTTATTTCTCTATGTATTCGCCATTCCCTGTCAACTACTAACTTTGAAACATGTTCTTTTTTAAACTTTTTTTTTGAACATTTAATATGCGGTCTAAAAACGCAACCAAATGTACCTTGACCAACGATTGCACCTCCTTTTTTTACAGTTTCTTCAATATTTTCATATTTTCCTTCTGGTTTAAGTGGTGCGTTAAGTTGTTCTTCACATGGTTCGGTTTGTTTTTTAAATTTTTTTACAATAGCATTTTGCAATGGTGTTAAAACATCTTCAATCAATGCTTCAATAATTTCATTGCATAACAATCTTTTTGTTTTCGTTGTTGTTTCGTGTGTTTTATATAAATTTTTGTTTTTAGAAAATGTTTTAACAACAGAAAATCCGGTGTTTATTGGTCCAAAAATTCTTGGAAATTTCTTACAAATATCAATCAGTGTTTGTTTGGCTTGTTTGCGTTGTTTTTTTTTACCTCCAAGACAACTTGAAAAAATATTATTATACATATTTTTATACATATTTTTTTGTTTTTCGAGTAATTCAGCTGGTAAAAGAAAACGAACAGCACCATCCGCACCATCACCATCCGCACCATCATTTGAAAAGTTTGCCATAATCTTGTCTATTTCCATCTTCTCCACTTTTTCAGAAACTTTTTTTAATTGTTCGCATATTTTATCTTGGATATCAAACCCTGTTTTAATAGGTTCTCCTTCTTTTCCTTCCAACCATTTATTTAATTTCATCGACGAATCTCCTTCCGCAAATTCTTTTAAAGTTTTCTTAATTTTTTTATATTTTTTATCAACAAAAAAATTATCCATTTCATCGCACAGTATTTTTAAAGTATTTACATTTTCAATATCTTTTCCTTCTTCTATTTCATCATCTTTTTTAATATTTAAAGTATCATATTTTTTAATATTTAAAGACTTTATTCTTAAACCAATTCTTCGTAAAGCTCTTGATTTTATTTTTTGATTTAATTGTTTCATTTTTTCAGATGATATTTCCGGTGTGTATGCTTCTTTTGTTTTAGGTTTAGCATCTTCCAAGCCATTTTCTTTAAAATCATTTAATATTTCATCTATTATAACATCATTTATACTGCAAAAAAAAATATCAAAAACAATATATTCTACAATATCTTCTTTTTTTAATTTAAAATTATCCTTCTGCAGCATTTTTTGAACTGTAGTATCTTTAAAAATTTCTTTAAAAGATACTCCACTATTCCAAACACCAGTTAATTTACCAAAAAAATAATTATTTTTGAGTTTATTAAGAATAAATATTTTTGAAAACTTATGATATTCAGGTTTTTTATTACCAAATAAACCACCATTTTTCATTTTTGATATTTTTAATTCGTACGCTAAACATACTCTCATTTGCATTTTTAAATCTTTCTTAATCATTTCAACGCATACTTTTTGTAATTTTTTTAAATAATCAAAATTATACAAATACCGCCCAACACCAATTCCAACTATTATTGCCACTATACCAACACCAATTCCAATCTGCGCACCAGGGCCAATTCCAATCTGCGCACCAGGGCCCATTCCTTCGCCTCCTTTTTGTATAATAATTTCATTATTTTCATTATTTTCATCAGAGGGCATATATTATTATATGTTATTTTTTTATCCATTTTTGATACC